AAATTATCTAATAATTTGATAAAAAATAAAGCCAGTGTAAGTGATGAATTTCTAAAAGCATTGCGAAAAGATAAGAGTGCTTTAAGCACAAAAATCTTTGATAGTACCTTTAGGGATGATTTATTTAGTTCATCTGCCAGTGCAGGAGTTCAAGATGCAATATGCGGAATGTTTGGCACTAAACGCACAAAAATGAAATGGCAACATAAAGATAGCTATTATGGCCGCAGATATTCTTCTTTTAAACAATTAAAAATAGAAAAAGATGTACAAAAGGTATACATAAACTTAGGTTATGATGCAAGTAATCAAGCAAAAGTAAAGTCTATTGTAAGAGATTATGAAACAGCATCCGAAACGTGGGCTAATATAATGAGCGCAGAAACCTGCGGAGGCTTGGAGCTTGAATATGTAAAAAAATATCTTCCCAATAGTTATAGTAGCTTTTTGAATATTATGAAGGAGTTGAAATAGTATGAGTGTACACGAAAATCTTGAATATCAGAACAGTACCGAAAATGCCATAAAAAAATATGAAAGAGTTTTCGGTGAAGGCTCTTTTCCTGATTTCTATTTTGAATATGAATTTGACAGAGCAACATTTGAAAACAAAATTGTTGAAGCCATAAACAAGTGTTTGGAAAACGATAAAGATGTTTATGAAATGAAAATAGTTCCATTAACTGCACTTGAAACCAGCTACTAATTAAAAAAACCGCTCCCACAGAGTGAGGGCGGTATTTTTATACCCATTTTTAGGAGGTGAGAATATGAAAATCAGAGTAACAACAGCATTTAATGATAAACAGAACGGCTATGTAACCCGACCTGTGAATGAAGTTTTTGAATGTTCCGAGCAGAGAGCAAAGGAACTCATTGACGGCGGTTTTGCAGAAGAGGTCAAGCCTGACGCTTCCAAAAAGCCGAGAGCAAAAGCAGTTAAAACAGAAAAAGCAGATTAAGCGCCCTTGCATTTGATTGCATAGGTGCTTTTATTTTACCCTGCCGTAGGTTATAACGGCTGAATTTCTACCGCAGGCAAAGCGGAATACAAGCTATGCAGAAAGGATTTACTATGAAGAATATACACACACTTCTCTCCGAAATCGGCTTTACAGTTCCCGAAGATAAAAAGGTAGACTTTGAAAAAGCCTTTGCAGATAATTACAAAACCGTGTCAGAGGTTGAAAAGCTCCGCACATCAAGGGACAACTACAAGTCACAGCTTGAAACTGCACAGACTGCACTCAAAAAGTTTGAGGGTGTCAATGTGGACGATCTCAAGGGCGAAATCAAAAAGCTCAACGGCGAACTTGAAACAAAGGAAAACGAGTATCAGATAAAAATCGCCGATATGGAGTTTAACTCTGTTCTTGATACCGCTGTTTCAAAGAGCGGTGCAAGAAACACAAAGGCTGTCAAGGCTCTGCTTGACCTTGAAAACCTGAAAACATCTAAAAATCAGGCAGATGACATCAAAAAGGCTCTCGAACAGGTTAAGTCCGAAAACGGCTATATGTTCGGTTCTGATGAGCCTTTTCAGAATCCTGTCGGTGCAACCAATACAGGTAACGGCGGTACAGGCTCAAATCCGCTTGCGTCAATGCGTGCGGCTATGGGACTTTCTGCCGAAAAGAAATAATTTTATTAAATCTATGAGGTGATTTTATTATGGCAAACACAATTGCACTTTTTAAACAGTACACAGCGTTGCTTGATGAGGTCTATAAGCAGTCGGCACTCACAAGCAAAATTGACGGTGCGTCAGACCTTGCAACACAGGGCGCTAACGCAAACGAGCTTATCATTCCGATGCTCACAATGGACGGTCTTGCAGACTACTCACGCAACAGCGGTTATGTTGACGGTGATGTTGAGCTTACGAACGAAACCGTGAAATGTAACTTTGACCGTGGCAGAATGTTCACGGTTGACACAATGGATAATGCAGAAACGGCAGGCATTGCATTCGGTAGACTTTCGGGCGAGTTTATCCGCACAAAGGTTGTTCCCGAGCTTGACGCTTTCCGCTTTGCAAAGTATGCCGGTACAAGCGGTATTTCTTCCGTGAGTGCAACTCTCACAACAGGCGAAGAGGTTGTTGAGGCTCTCCGCACAGCCTCAACAAAAATGGACGAGGACGAAGTTCCTTTCGAGAACAGACACCTTTTCATCACATCAACGCTTTACGGTCTTGTGCAGGATCTCGATACAACAAAGTCAAGGGAGGTTCTCAACCGTTTTGCAGATATCACACTTGTTCCTCAGTCAAGATTCTATACAGCAATTGAACAGCTTGACGGCACATCCTCAAGCAAGGAAAAGGGCGGTTACAAAAAGGCGACTTCGGGCAAGAATATCAACTTTATGATTATTCACGGCTCTGCTCCGATTCAGTTCACAAAGCACCTTGACACAAAGGTTATTGAGCCGTCAGTTAATCAGAGTTCTGACGGTTGGAAGTTTGGTTATCGTATGGTCGGTATTGCCGATGTTTACGAGAATAAAAAGGCAGGTATCTACTGCCATTCAGCCGTAGAGGCTTAAAGGAGTGTTGCTATGACCGCTTATGCCGATGAAGGCTATTACATCTCTGAATATCTCTGTGGCAGAAAGGCGGTCATTGTTTCCGCCTTTGATTATTATGCACGCTCTGCAACCCTGCTCATTAAGGCATACACAGGCGAAAATGTTGACGGGAACAATATTCCCGAAAGCGTAAAACTCTGCTGTTGTGAGCTTGCAGAGCTTGTATATAACGATGAAAAGCAGTCCGCAAATTCAGGAATTTCATCTGCAAGCGTCGGTGATGAATCCGTAAGCTATGTGTCCGAAGAAGAGCGTAAAACCGCCCATAAAAAGGCTGTCAGACACACAATTTACAAGTATCTTGCCGACACCGATTTGCTGTACAGAGGTGGCCGCAGATGATTATTACCCCTGAAAGCTCCTGCACAATCTACAGATTCAACGGCTCAGGCTATGACCGATATTTCATTCCCGAATGTCATTGGCAGGAGAACAAGGCTCGCAATGTGCTTAAAAGCGGAATGCAGAACGCTGACAGCGTGACGGTGTATATTCCGATTGAATCCGCAGGGCTTTTGCCCGGCTTTTTAAAGCCGAGCGAAAACCTTTTTGCAGGTCAGCTATGTACTCCTCAGAACAGCGCACAGGACATTATTATTAAGGACGAGAGTAATTTTACCTTTGATAATTCAAACCCTCAGAGCGTGTCACAGAGCCTTAAAACGCTAAAGCAAAAACACAGGTGCTATGCGGTTATGTCAATTGATGAAAAGCTCTACGGCGTAACCGATTTACAGCACATCAAAATTTCGGCGAGGTGATTGCATGAAGATTGTTCAACCGCCCGATTTTGTCATCAAGTCAAAAAACGGTACGGCAGGTTTCCTCTGGGATAAAAAGTTTGCAGTCCGCAAAAATGCCGATGTGTTAAAGGTGCAAAAGTATGTTGACAGCACGGTTTTACGATTGATGAAACCCTATACACCATTCAGAAACGGTGTGCTTGAAAAGTCGGCAACCCTCTCAACGGTTATAGGCTCGGGTGAAATTCATCAGAACACACCGTATGCGAGGTATCTCTACTATGGCAAGGTTTACGGTCCTAATATCCCGATTAAGGAAAACGGTGTTATTGTGGGCTATTTCAGCCCTAAAGGACAGAAGAAACACCCAACAGGTAAAATGCTTGTTTATTCTCGGGCAAAGCACCCTCTTGCCGGCAAGATGTGGTTTGAACGAATGAAAGCCGACCATAAAAAAGAGATTTTACAGGGTGCTGCAAAAGTGGCAGGAGGTACGGCAGAATGAACATAATTGAACTTATGCAGAGCATTGTGATGAGCTTTCCAAAGCTGAACGATGTCCTGCACATTGACTACACAACCCCTGACACCGACAGCTACGGTTTATCTCCGACAGGCGATACACTGATTAAATCCGATGTTCTCGGCAATCAGGAGCGACAGCACACATTCATCTTGTACGCTGTTTATCAGTCGGTTAATGACTATGACCGCCTTGCCAACAGCGGACTTATTAACGAGTTACAGCTGTGGCTTGAAAAACAGGCGAAGGGGCAAACGCTGACCGTAACGGTTGGCAACAATGAGCTTGCAGGTACGCTCACAAAAATAACCTGTTCAAACGGTATGCTTTATGACATACCCGACAGCAATTTAATCGGTAATGTAATGTATCAGTTACAGATTACCGCAGATTACAAAATCGAAAGTGAGGAATTTTAATTATGGCAACAACACCCGATATTGGTAAACTCAAAAGAAGTTATCTTATGCATTACATTGACGCTTCGTTCGGCACAGGCGAAAACCCTAAGTGGTTCTTGATTGGTCGTGACATCGAGGATATGTCCGTTGAACTCAACCCCGACACAGAAACAGTCAAGAACATTCTTGATGAAACGGTTGTAAACGATAACGGCTATGAACCGTCAATTGACGCAGACACTTATTACGCAAACACAGGCGATGCAATCTACGAAAAGATTAAGGATATTGCAATGAACCGCCTTACAGGTGATGACTGCAAGACTGCAATTCTTGAAGTCCTTGTTGATAAGAAGACAGGTCCGTATGACGCTTGGACTGAAACCTGTATTGTAAAGCCACAGTCCTATGGCGGTGCTCAGGGTGGTGTGAACATTCCGTTCAACATCGCATTTAACGGCGACAGACAGCAGGGTACGGCTACAATTGAGAAGAAAGTGCCGACCTTTACCGCAACGGTTTAATCTTTGGGGAGGGATTGATTTATGCAGAAACTTGTTTTTGACAGAGGTTACAAGGAGTATCAGATTGGCGATGACGAAAACGCAGTAATCCGTATCAATACCGCGGATGTGGGCATTCTTGCAAGGCTCGACGAGGCAGTCAAGAATATTGAGCAGATTCAGAAGAAGTATGAAAACGCTGAAAAAGCCGAAAACACAGACGCAATTCAGCTTATCACCGAGTGCGACAAGGACATCAGAGAACAGATTAACTACATTTTCGGTTCGGATGTCTGCACGGTTGCCTTTGGTGAAATTAACTGTCTTTCACTTGCGGGCGGTAAGCCGATTTTTGAAAACTTCCTTGAAGTGCTTATTCCTGTTATGCAGGCTGATTTTGAATCGGCACAGAAAATTTCCAATAAGAAAGTCGGCAAATACACTTCACAGGTGAAAAAGTGATTGAATTACTGCCGAAAAGCCTTGAGGTTGACGGCAGAAACTACGAAATCAATTCCGACTTCCGTGTTGCTCTGCTGATTTTCAAAGCCTATGCAGACGATGATCTGAACGATTTTGAAAAATGCCGAGTGTGTGTCGAGTGCCTTTACAAGGAGATTCCCGAAAATTACCAAAAGGCACTTGACAGGGCAACTTGGTATCTTGACGGCGGAGATATTCCACAGGGCAAACAGCTCCCCGTTCGTGTGCTTGATTGGGAACAGGACGGACATATAATCTTCCCTGCTCTCAATAAGGTTGCAGGAGTGGAAACACGCACAGTCGATTATATGCACTGGTGGACTTTTCTCGGCTTGTTTAATGAAGTGGGTGACGGCTTGTTTACACAGGTGATTTCAATTCGCACCAAAAAGTCAAAACATAAGAAGCTCGACAAAACCGAACGGGATTTTTACAGCGAACATAAAGAACTTATCGACCTAAAGCCCAAACTCACAGCCGAAGATAAAGAGGAACTTGACTTCATAAATTCGCTTGTGTAGTGTAGTATCTTATCACATATTGTTGACATTCTCTAAATGTTAGTGTATGATTAAGCAAAAACTATATTGTTTTAACATTTAGGAGGATGAATGATGAAAAAACTCATAGCGTTAGCATTAACCGCAGTTTTTGCAGTATCGCTTGTTGGTTGCGGTACAACAGCGGAAAGCAGTTCAAACACCGATATAAAGGTTGAAACTTCCGAAATGGTAACAACTGAGGTGGCTAAGTACAGTAATGTTGCAATCAATTCAGCAAAAAAAGCCATTCAATATATGCAGAGTTATGTTGACGGAACACTTACTGCCGAAGAAGCAGAAGCAAAGCTCGATGAGATTGAAAATGACCTCGGTGATTATATTCTGAAGAATGAAAATCTTCCGACAACTGATAATGACCGTTGGATTAGCGGTGAGATAGATTTGGCTAAATATTCTCTTGGCACTGATAAAGTCGCAAGTGTTACAGAGCATATGGATGAGCTGAAATCAATGATTGAATAAAACGAAAAAGCCACTCCAAACGGGGGTGGCTGTTCTTTTGCAAAATTTTATTAGCGTACATCATAACGGTGTGCGCTGTTTTTATGCCCATTTTTAAATGAAAGGATGTGAAAATTTGGCGGTTGACGGTTATCTGAATTTTGACACGAAACTTGATACATCGGGTTTTAACGGCGGTTTGGCACAGGTTAATACTACTGTTACCAAATCAATCGAAAGGGTAAAAAATCAGCTTAAGACCTTTGCAAAGACTGCCGCTGTTGCTTTCAGCACTTATGCAATTACAAATTTCGGCAAAGAGTGCATTGAGCTTGGTTCTGACCTTGCGGAGGTGCAGAATGTTGTTGATGTTACTTTTCCGGCAATGACCAAACAGGTTGATAAGTGGGCAAAAAGTGCAGCTAATTCTTTTGGTTTGTCCGAAACAATGGCAAAGCGGTATGTTGGTACTTTCGGCTCAATGGCTGAGGCCTTCGGTTTTACAGAGAAAGAAGCCTATGATATGTCAACCACGCTGACAGGACTTGCAGGCGATGTTGCTTCATTCTACAACATCAGACAGGACGAAGCCTATACAAAACTTAAATCAGTATTTTCGGGCGAAACCGAAACTTTAAAAGATTTAGGCATCGTAATGACACAGACTGCGCTTGACAGCTATGCCCTTGCAAACGGTTACGGTAAGACCACAGCTAAAATGACCGAAGCCGAAAAAGTAACATTGCGTTACAAGTTTGTTCAAGACCAGCTCGCCAATGCGACGGGTGACTTTGCCCGAACGCAGGACAGTTGGGCGAATCAGACAAGAATTTTACAGCTCCGACTTGACAGCCTGAAAGCTACACTCGGTCAAGGTCTTATCAATGTGTTTTCTCCGCTGTTAAAAAATCTTAATTCCTTTATCGAAAAATTAGATGTTGCAACGGAAAAATTCAAAAGCTTTACGGAACAGGTTTTCGGCTATTCATCTGCAACCGACAATTCCGCAAATTCCGCAAGCTCTGAAATGACAGACCTCACCGATGAAACAAAGAGTGCAAACTCTGCACTTGCCACAACATCGAAAAAGACAAAGGAAATTAAAGACAATCTTCAAGGATTTGACAGGCTCAATGTGATGAGCCTTGAAAACAGTTCATCAGATGACAGCACAGCAGTAAACAGCCCCACAAAGAAATCATCTAAAGCCGCAGTTAACGCACTTGATACTGCCGCAACAGCGATTGAAAAGCGTACAAACAAGGTTTTTGACAGCATTAAAAGAGCCTTGAATAATCTGAAAAATGCTTTTGTTTCAATCGGCGAATCGTGGAAGAGAGTGTGGAAAAACGGCACAGGCGAAAAGATTATCGGAAACATCAAACAGCTTTTGAAAAATGTTTTTGATATCATCGGTGATATTTCGGGAGCGTTTACAAAGGCTTGGAATAAGGCAAGACTTGGTGACGAGGTTGTGCAATCCATTATCGACAAATGGAACAGCTTGCTTGAACTTGTAAATACGATTGCAGAGGATTTTCGCAAAGTTTGGAATAACGGCACCGGTGAGAGAATTTGGACTAATATTCTGAATATTATCAAAAACTGCAACAACTACACCAAAACTCTGCGGACTAAAATCAAACAGGCTTGGGACAAAAATGAATCGGGCAAAAAGATTTGGGAAGCAATCCTTGGCATTGTTGAAGATATCACAGGCTTTTTGAGCGATATGTCAGAAATTCGCCTTGAATGGCTTGAAAGTCTTGATTTGTCACCGCTTGTATCAGCTGTTGCCGACCTCGGACAGGCGTTCAGGGATTTGCTCAAAGCCTGTGGAGATAAGCTGAAACAGGCATACAAGAATATTCTTCTCCCACTTGCAAAATGGACAATTGAAGAAGCAGTTCCGAAACTTGTAGAAGCCCTTGCAGGAGCGTTAGAGCTTTTGGGTAAAATGGTAGGTTCAATAAGTGCAGACGCTTTGCAGGCGCTTGCAGGAGCATTAGTCAGTTTCGGCACAGCTCTTGTGATTTTTAAAACTGCACAAGCTATTGCAAAAGGCATAGACAGGATAAAAAACGCAATAGACGGTATGGTTACTGTTTTTAGCACGCACCCTGTCCTTGCTGTTGTAGGCGGTGTTGCAAGTGCGCTGACAGGTCTTGTGACTGCTATTAAACTTGCTAATGACGAAGAACTTGAAAAGCTCGGATTTAAACAGGCAACAGAAGAAATGCAGGGTTATGTTGATGCAGTTAATCAGTGTAAAGAAGATGTCAGCACTTTATGCGACGAAATCAAAGAATCGCTTGATAATACTTCCACGGATATGGGAGTTATTGACAATTACAAAGAGCGTCTTGATGAACTCTTGCAAAAGGCTAATCTCACGCCTGAGGAACAGGCAGAGCTTGAAACTATCGGCGAGTATTTTTCTGACAAGTACCCTGAATTTGAAAAAGCTTGGGATAAGTACATATCAAAAGATGATAAAGGCAAAATTCGTATAAACGGTAATACCGATGAAATCATAACAAAACTTGACGAACTTATTTTGAAGTACAAGCAGGTTGCAAGTTCAAGTGCAATTTCTGACCTTATGGAAGAAAATTCAAAGGCGATGATTAAATCAAACAAGAGCGTAAGTGATGCGGCTGTTAAGTACAAACAAGCGCAACAGGCTCTTGATGAATTTAAGGAAAAATGGAACTATGATAATCTCAATTTAGATGTTCCTGATTTTTGGACATTACAGAGTGTTGACCGAAAAGCAAACACCTCTTACGGAAAGTTGAAAGATGAATACGAAGAACTGAAAAGCAAACTTGACGAAGCAAGTTTAGGTTACGATGAAACCTGTGAAAAGGCGGCACAGCTTGAGCTTAACAGTTCAGACCTTGCGCGAATGCAGGCAGTTGTAAACGGTAATTACAGTGATGCCTCTGCGGTTCTTATGGCTTACAATGCAGGCCTTATCAGCACCGAACAGGTTCAAAAATCTCAATGGAAGTCTTTGGATAATCTTACACAAGCTGCCAAGGATTCAGGCAAAAATATGGTTTTTGGCATGTCTACAGGTGTCAAGGAATATATCGGAGATGTTAGAAAAAAAGGTCTTGAAACAGCCTCTACATATCTTGACGCTCTTAACGGCAAAGACGGTGTGGACTGTCATTCACCGTCAAAGAAAACATACAAAACAGGTGTATATGTTATGCAAGGATTGATTAATGGTATTAATTCCATGAAGCTTCACCTTATGGTATGTATGAACAGCTTGGGAAATGTGTTTACAAATTCTTTTAATTCGATTTTGGGCAAAACGGAAGGCTTTATCAACAATTTTGTTAGTCCGTTCAACAGCCTCGGCAGTGCTATTTCAGGCGGAATGAGTGCAGCGGCAAAGATTGCTTATGAAGCGTTAGGGGGCATAAACGGCAATGTCGGACTGCCTAACATTACAGTTCCCCGACTTGCCACAGGTACGGTTGTTCCGGCAAATTACGGTGAATTTCTTGCCGTACTCGGTGATAACAAGCGTGAGGCTGAGGTTGTTTCGCCGATTTCAACTATCAAGCAGGCACTTATTGAGGCTATGGCAGAGATAGGCTCAACAGGTGACAGCGGTGACATTAACCTTACTGTAAATCTTGACGGCGAAGTGATTTTTAACAACATTGTAAAACGCAACAACGCAGTCAAAAAGCGTCACGGTGTCGGTGCGTTAGGTTAGGAGATGATGACATGGCAAATTTTAAAGGTTATTTAATAAGGTTCCCTAAGAGCGGTAAGCTGTTTCCGCACGAGCTTATTGCAAAGGATAACTACAACGGCACTCCACTCCAGAGAACCGAAATCAAGGCATACCGTGACAGCAACAATCTTCTGCACCGAACAACTTCGCCGAATTACAAGTCGAAAATTGAGTTTACAACCGTTGATGAACTCACCCTTGCACAAATGCAGTCGATTAGAAGTGCTTTGAATAGTTCGTGGGACAACTCTCAACAGCGTAAAATCCGTGTCGAGTATTGGGACGATGAACTTCTTGCATATCGCACAATGACCGCCTATATGCCCGACATCACCTATCAGGTCAAGAAAATCACCAAAAACAACATCATATACAATGCCGTGACTTTCACTTTTATTGAGTATTAAGGGGGTGACAGATTGCTATCCGTTTCAAGTACGCATAAGCAGAAAATTATTAACGAGCTGATTTCAAACAAGCTCGAAATCTTTTCATCTGACAGCAAGTTTGATGTCATCACCGAAACCAACATTGAAAGCGAAAGTATGAGCCTTAAACAGTCGATTTGTGACGAAAACAAATTAAAGTTCGGCGGTTGCATTGCTTCCGAATTTAAAATCGGACTGCTGAACACCGTTGACAGAACCTTTGATGTTTCAAAACTTGTCGGTTGTTGGATTTTAGTTAAGCTGACACAAACTTTTCCGTCAGGCTCTCCGATACTGCCGAGTAGTTCATTATATCCAAGCGACACACTCTATCCGGGCGAAGCCGTGACAACAAAGTCGTGGTGCATTTTTAACGGTATGATTGACAAAGCCGAGGTCAATAAAACGGATCAGAACAAAATCAGCATAACCGCCTATGATGTGATTTCACAGCTTTATGAAACCGACTGTACAAACGCTCTGCAAAAGCTCTGGAATAACAATTCTAACAGCACTTCAGTCTATGCACTGTTGGCAATGGTTTCTGAAAAATTTATTAACCTATGCGGTCAACCTGATGCCCATTTTTTATCCGACCGTTTACTTAACGAGGTTATCAACAAGGTTGAGAATCTGACTGTTAAGAATATGAAAATTTTTAACAAAGTATGGCTTGATGATTCCGAAAAGGTTAATTACGGTCAATTGCTTAATTATACGGCGGAAATGCTCGGTGTGTTTGCTTTTGCTAAACCCGATAACCGAAAAGGCGGTAACATTGTTTTTGTCAACCTTGAAACCGATACAACAAAAGCAGAAAAATATGACTTTTACGAGGCATTCAATGCTGATGAAAAGTCAAGCGGTACATACGGGACTGTTGACTTTGCAATCGGAGGTGCTACACGAACCGCAAAGGTGCGTAGCTACAAGTTTTTAGGTGGTAAAACCTATGATATGACAGATAACATTCTTGTATGGCAGGAAAACGATAACGCAGGCGGTGCGTGGATACATAAGTTTGAAAATTTGTTTTCAGGCGATACCGGCAAGCGAATACACCATAAAATTTATAAGCCTATCGAGGCAACCCTTGACGGCAGACTGTGGGTTGAACCGGGCGATATGATACAGATTAAATATTATGTAACCGACGCTGACGGCAACTATGCATATAACGCTGACGGCACTCCGCAAACCGCAACCGTGACATCATATGTGCTGTCAAGAGAGCTTACAGGCATACAGGCACTCACAGACAAAATCACAGCGAAAGGAGAATAAAAAATTGAACAAATACACACGAATGAACTGGGAAAACACTCCCTCAACAGCAACTCCGCTGACTGCCGACAACCTCAACCATATGGATGATGGAATTGAACAGGCTACAGACGGAGCAATTGCACTTGAAACCGAAATAGCCACGGCAAGAGGCAGTTCTAATTCACTTGGAGCAAGGCTTAACGGGATTGATTCGTCTGTGTCTAATAAAGCTGACCAAAGCACGGTTAGTCAGTTATCGGCACGAATGCAGACGGCAGAGAAAGCCCTTACAGGCAAGGCAAACGCAACAGATGTAGCCAATGCACTTAAATCAAAAGAAGACAATTTAAACAAAGTGAGCTCTAAAACTGACATTACAGACAGCAGTATTAATTATCCGAGCATTAAATATCTTAACGATTATTATTACGATGCAAACGAAGCCTACTCATCAGAAGAAACGGACAAGCTTCTCGGAAACAAAGCTGACAGCAATTCTGTGTATTCAAAGGTCGAAACTGATAATTTGCTCGGCAAAAAAGCAGACAAGGTAGATGTTGACGATGTTAAGGCATTCGTTGGCTATACAGATGATGACATAGTAGGACTTTGCGTTGATTTTGAAAACAAGACATTTACTCGACTTGCAGGTGCAGTCGGACTGTCAGCAGGTTCAGACTTTGACAAATTTACGATGTATGGCGGACGAAAAAGGTGTAACGTTTCGGATGACGGAACAATCACGGCATACTACGGTGACGAAAGTTATGCCGAAGACGGCAGTAATGGACAGGTTATGGTTTTTCAGCCTGCCTTCTACTATAAGGTTGTACCGCTTAAATTGGAAAAAAACTCCGGTTCGGGAATCGGATATCACTTGCGAAAAGCGAACTACTATGTGAGTTCAAAACCCAAAACAGGCCTTAAGCTGCACCCTGCATTTTATGATGCAAACGGCAATGCAATTAATTACATTCTTTTTTCAGCGGATGAAGGCAGTATGTTTGATGTATCTGCCAAAGCTTATGTCAACGATAATATTGACGAGTCTATCACTTATGAGGAGGGTGACCTGCTCTGCTCGGTTGCAGGAAAAAAACCTATAAGCGGATTGAGGAAGGGAATCGGAACAAAGACGAATCTAGAAACAATGGCTCAGAACAGGGGTGCAGGCTGGCACTTGGAAACTATCGAGGCAACTTCTGCAAACCAGTTCCTTATGATGATTGAACTCGGCATAATGAACTCGCAGACAGGCATCGGGCAGGGTGTTGTTAGCATCAATAGTAATACAGTAGGCAACTGTTCAAGCCTGACCGGTTCGACTGCTGCACTTGGAAATGCAACAGGTCAGGCAACATCAACGGTCAACGAAATAGGCGGTATTCAGACTACTGAAACAGCAAACGGAAAAGTTGCGGTTACATACAGGGGTGTTGAAAATCCTTGGGGTAACCTCTGGAAGCACATTCAGGGTATCAATGTCTGGGGCGATGGGACAATGGGCGGCGGTCAGCCCTATGTTGCGAAAGATTTTAATTTTTCTGAAAATAAAAAGACCGATAATTATAAACCAGTTGGATTTACACTCCCAAATGCAAATGGCTACATCAATGCAATGGGTTATGGTTCAGAGGAATATGATTGGCTTTTAATGCCTTCAAAAGTTGGCGGTACATCTGTATTGCCTGTTGGTGATTATTCCTATACTGCATCAAATTTGAACGGTTACCGTGTCGCTCGATTAGGCGGTTCTTGGATTAGTGGCGCTGCTGCTGGCAGTTTCATTTGGGACGGGACTTATGGTGCCACTACAAATACTCAGAATACTGGCGGTCGCTTAGTGTACATTCCAACTGCTAAGTCTGGTGATGCGCCAACTAAGTATTATTCCGCATCAGAGGTTGATTCACTTCTTGCAACAAAATACGATTCGTCAAATATCGAACTTGGTACAGCTACTCTTACTCCGTACTCTACTCAGATTGATAAAATAAAATCT